TCTTGAAAAACGCACACTCATCGATTGTAAGTACATTCATTGAATACCCCCTGAACGCATCTTGTGAAGGGACGTCAGTCAAAATTCGAGAACCAAGTTCATTCGCGATATCGCGCTTATTCCAGATGGTCGTGCCTTGCATTAACCAGATAGGTAAACGCGAAATGATATCTTTGACGTTTTGTAAGAATTCGCGAGCTTGGGCTGCGCGGTTTGCCACAATTCCAATATTCAAATTCTTATGGAAATTATAAAGCCAAGAAAGATAGCAAGCTACCGTAATAGACTTACCAGAATTGTGAGATAATACACCTCCGGTGTAGTACCAGAAATTTTCAAATTCGGATTGATCTAATGTAATATCGTAAAGCTCTTGCTCTCCGGCATCTTGGATTTCCAGGATTTTAGACTTGCCGTCGACAGTATCGAAGTGGTCCCCAACGCGCATTTCGTTAGCTTGGAATTCTTCCTCGTCGATGATAAAAGTATGAAATTCAGCTACGGTGAGTTCTCCACGTTCGTGGATAAACTTCAAAGACTTCAAAATTTTGGTTTTGTGAATTTCCTCGATTCTTTGGTAACCAAACGGGGTTTTGACCCTTCGATTGTAATCAAGTATGTACTTTGATTCAATAAACACTAAACAGAATTCCTCTTATCGCTCTTATCGCTCTACGAATTTTAGACAAAATTATAGTATAGAGTATTTATTATAGAAATCATCAATAAATCATTTCGTCTACGAAAATTTTTGAAAATGGTGTTGAAGAGTTTTGGTGACCGAAACTTGAAAGATTCAAAATAAAAAAAAAATCTCCAAAACTTACCCTTTCGGGCAGATCTTGGAGATCTTGGGGATCTTGGGATATGAAATAAATTAAGAATCCGGAAACTCTTTCAAAAGAATTGGAGTTCTTCCGGCTACATCAACACAGAGATTTATTCGCTTAACTCCATCACCATAATCTTTGAACTCTTTATGGGTGTGACCACAACATAGAGTAAGATTCTTCTTCTGGCAAATATCCACCGCTAACGGAACATCCGGATAATGACAAAAGCAGAATTCATCGATAGTCAAAATATCGTGAACACTTTCGAATCCCATCTGAATGTATTCTTCGTTAGTGAAATGATCGTGGTTACCTCTAACGAGGATTTTACGACCTTTCAACTTCGCGATAATTTTAGCGATCCACTCTCTTCCTTGCTTGCTAGCTTGAATATCCCCACCAAATACGACAATGTCGTCATCCTGGACTACTTCATTATGGGCAAGAATCATAGCCTTAGCATCTTCTAAGGCTGATAGATTGGGATTTGGAATCTCGTGAGTTTTTCGATCACAATACTTGATAATATTTTGGTGACCGAAATGGTGATCACTTAAAGCAAATAATTTCATTTAATACAACTTTAAATTAAACGTTTATTCGCGATTTCTCTAACACTTTCAAACTGGCTTTCTGCTAATTTTTGAAGTTGGGATTGGCTTTCAGTTTGTTGAGCTAATTGAATGTACGAGGCTTCTAAAAGATGCGATTCGTTCATCTTAGATAACAATTTTTCCAATTCAGTGCGGATAATCGCATAATTAGTAGCTTTAAGGCATTTCTCAAGCAAGTAGTTGGTAATGCGACGATCTTTCATCTTAGTCTTTTCTGCCACATCAATCACATACTCGATGAAATCTTCACGGACATCCTTATCTTTGATTCCGGCGCCTTTCATACGTTCGCATAATGCGGTAAATGCGCGTTCGCTTACGTTTTTATTTTTATCGTCAATCAACATATACAAAATGTCATCTTCTGTGAACATCTTGTCTGTTAAGGCCAATTTTGCGTAATACGCAGTAGAATCTTTGCGCTTAGCTACTTCCAAACGGACCTTCTTGGAAAGATCCATATTGTCCACTAAGGTTTCCAATTCTTTCTCATCGTCAGATTTCCTAGCAATCTCTAACGCTTCTTTTTCTTTCATACGAATTCCTCAAATCCCTAGTTACGGTAACCTTCATAGTAAGTTTGTAAAATTTGTTCAAAGTTTGACGGGTCTTTGATACCGGTCAATTTCTTGAATAGGTTCCAACCACCAGATTTCACCGCTAGGTCAAGTTCTGGGTCGCCGCGTTCTAATTCTTGTGCGCGTTGAGGCTTATCTGCCCAAAGTAAAGCGAAATAGCGTTCCGCTACATCTTTCTGTTGTTGTTTGCTCAAATACTTGTTACAAAGTTCCACTACCCCGCGGAATGTCCAAAGTTTATCCACATCTTTAGAATCTTCATTGTTGAATACTAATTTAAAGATTTCTACTAATGTTTTCTTATAATCACTAGAAGCTACCGGAATTTCCTTGTATACGGTTTTACCGTTATCTTTGACTTCGTTACCGTCTTGATCTAGTAATGGAGCATACGCTACGCGAACGCCGTGGTCCACCGAGAATTTTAACATACGAGCGACATCGCCTTTCTTACTAGCCGAAGTAAGTTTGTAGTTGTCATAAGTGGACTTACTGGTGACAATAACGATATCAGGGCGAATGCTTACGCCACCGACCAACGCGCGAATTAAGTATTTGTGATGAACCGCTTTTACTCCATCTTTCGCATCATCAAAAGAGCTTGAGTGGCTAAAACGAGCCCATTCTGTTGGGTTACCATCTTCTTCGAATGGTAGGAATTCGAAGTCTACTTGTACCAAGTACTCTACCGGATCTAAGAAACGGAAGATACAGTTGATTTGGGTACCTAAGCTTGAGCTTGAGGTTCTATTCATACCTACAAATTCCACGTTACGGGTGACTTGTCGACCTTGAAGTTTGCTTAGCAATTCGAACAAAGTTTCAGCACGTTCCGATGGGATGGCAATATCAATATCACCCATTGTTGGTTTGAATTTTAAAATTTCTTGGTCACTGAATTTTTCACTCAAAATGAAAGAACTTGAACCATTGAATACTAGCGCATCTTTGAGAACTCGGTCACTCTTCCAAAGAGGTACGCTATATTTTGCCTCATGTAAAGTGTTCAACGAACTGAAGAGATTCTGCGCTAATTTAATAACGTTTGATCTTCCTACTGTTCGCAGATCCACTTTAACCGCGGCGACATCAACTCCGTTGACATCTTTAACTACTACATTTCCACCCATTATGAAATCCTTTAAAGTATTCTAAACAATTTACATATTTAATGGTATTAGATTGCAGTGGCATCCAACGGTTTGATAGAATCCATCACCTCTTGGAAATCCGGATCTTGCAATAACTGGCGATACTCGCCAATCATTTGCAGATTCATCCAATAATCTCCGGTTGTGTTGAACAACTTTCCGAGTCTCGCGGCCAAGTTTAAATTGATAGGCTCTTCGCCATTTAAGATTTTATTAGCCAAGTTTACGGTAATTCGAATTCTGCTAGCAAATTCCTCTACGGAAAGATTGTAAGGTTCTAGATATTCTTCTTTTAAAATTTCACCTACTGGGACGACGTAATCTGGGTTGAACTGATTCTGTTGGTTCATATTTTTGCTCCTATGATTGCTAATTAATTTAATGTTTGTATTATAATATATCTACCAATAAAACGCAACTAGAACTCGTACTCTAAACAAAAGAAAAGCCTATTGTTGCAATAGGCTTAAATTATCAAACTTAGAGTTGCTTAACCCCGTAGAGATAGAACCCAATAGCGTTATAGAACTCGGATTTGTTCTTAACTACTTTGAAGAACGGATCTGTCGTTTTGAGGATGCTAGCCCCGCCACCCAACAAGCAAACAAAGTCACATTTGTCGATGATGTTACCGTAACGATCTTCAATCAACGTCAAAATTTCTTTGGTGTAATCATCACAAACTTTGGTAATCACTTCCTGCATATCGAAACGTTGGCCACGAAGTTTATAGAAACCGGAATCTAAAATCTCTTTCGCTTCGCGTAACGTGATATCTTTAGAATATTGTTCCTTGATTACTTGTTGAAGATTTTGAGCGATTTTAACTACGCCAGCATTCTCCACGCCTTCGAATAAGTTCGGGGAGGTTTTACCGTCCGTAACGTAGAACATATCGAGCGTATTAAATCCTACATCACAACCTACATATGTGGAAACCATGTTCGTAGTTCTTGGTTGCGGATAATGATCCCCAAACATATCAAACGCTAGCTTACTACCAGCGCCTTGCGGCAATAAGAAGATATTGTTGAACTTATATTCTTTGCCGCTAACAGTAAACTGTTTGATTCGCTCTTTGAAGTAACCAGACATACCCAATTGGGCAACGCTTAAGCCGCAGACCATCACATCAATTTCATCTGCGGAAATCTCAGCGGTTTCCAAAGCTTTGGCAATAAACGCTGGCGCGTAAGCTTCTAACATTTGGTAATCGCTGATATCCACGATCATATTGCTTGGTAGACTCAAAGCATCTAAGCCAACATAAACTTGATCTATATCCCCGGATGGCAAAGTAATTTCAACAATTCGCGGATCGCGAATGCTTGAAACTTTTTGTGCTCTGGCAATAGCACTGGAATATTTGAAGATGTGGGAGATTTGGTTACCATCCCCAATTACTACTTTCACATCTCCGTAGCCAATATCTAAACCTAATGACTTCATTAAAATTTTTCTCCTAAACGAAATAATTGAGTAATATTATAAAATAATACCCAATATTATTCTACATTTTAATCTGCGGAATCTGCCGGTTTCGCAAACGCATCATACAAGAAACTTCGAGCTTTGGCTCTAGCTAACGCATAAAGAACCGTATGCTCGTAGATCTCCGAAAGCGCCACCTTATAACCTTTGCGTTCGGTTACCGGAATTTCGCGCGCTTCGCATAATTCTTCCTTAGCATTCTCTACACTAATCGCAAATTGATAAATGCTGTAGTCTACCGTGTCCGGTTGAATTTCCTTAAATGCTTGAACGTTTTGGCAACCTAACAGATGAACTTTCTTATTATGCGCTCTCGCATAATCCATCATAGTCTTCAAAAGTTCCGTGTTCTTATGCCATTCGCGGGTTTGCGCCAAGCCCCCGATACTCAATCTTGGATATCTTGGATCTTCACATAATTTCATCCAATAATCCACCCCTTGATGAAGTTTAAAGACTGGCGTCGGGTAATAACCAAGAATATCGAAAACTTCTTGTCTTAGGAAATTTTCCGGTGACGTCAAATCTTCGTTGTGAAGAAAGTAATCATTATCCAGCTCAAAACATTCTTTGGGTTTTAAAATCTCGCAAAGTTTTAAAAATTTCTTTTTGAATTTTTCACAGCGTTTAACAAAGATTTCGCTATCGGCTCCGTGCTTAAACTGCTCTTTGAATAAGGTAAAACCACCGCTGTCCAAGTAAGTGCGATTTTGAATGTTTAAGTCGCGGATGAATTCTGCTCGCTTAAAGGTTAAATCCGTGGTGCTCACCAAAAAGTCGTTGGTAAAACATTCAAACATCTTACGCAAACGATCTTCACTACGGAGACTATACATCAAGGCATCTCCTAAACCAAAAACTAAACGATGCGCCGGATGCTCTTTATTTGCGGTATTCTCCATTACTTCAACTCCGGAACGTCTAACTCTTTTTCGAGTTTTTTCTTGGTAGCCTTGACATTAAGGATCCCAAAATCCGCCAACATTTGCATATCCATTTCGCCATCCCCGAGCATGCGATCTAACGCGGACATATTCCATTTTGAGTACTCCGCTACGCGGTTATCCGCAATAACAAATCCCCGTTTTTGCTCATTGGTTAATCCGCAAACTTGCAATACATCAATTTCATCTTCCTTACTTAAACCAAGCAATTGGATGGCTTTGAATCGAGTATTACCCGCTAAGATAACAAATTCGTCGTCGACGACAATTGGGTTTATGTAACCAAAACTTTCGATAGACTTGGCTACTTGTTTTGCCGATTCATTATTATGGCGGGGATTCCCGCCGAATGGTTTAAGATCGCCAATCTTTACTTTGACGATTTTCTTATCTAAATTGAACATACTTCAGGCTCCTTAGGATAACATCTGTTTAAATTCTTGAACGTTATTATCTAACAATTCTTTAAACTCGTTCGTAGGCTCAAAGGTATCGAAGATGTCGTAAATCAAGGTCTTCGGTTTATCCGGATGGTTGAAAACACGATTTTGTTCGATACTTGAAATCACCGGATAGCTGGTATCGATAGAATCAATTAAATGACGAACTCTGCGAATTTGGGTCACCTCAAACGGAGATTTTAATCCTAAAAAGTGAATCTTTTGATTCCAACTAATGATATTTGAAAGTTCTTCCAAAATTTCGCTTCTTGGGGTAGTATTGCAACACATATCTCCGAATGGAACGGCAATAACATCCTCTTCTCGAAGAATTTTAGTATACTCCACAAAACAATCTTTGAAGTTTTGCTTATTGTGCCCGTGCACTACGGCAACCAAAGTAAATTGCGGAAACTCCGCAAGATATTCGTGAACCTTACGGATACATCTTGCGCTATCCTCAAAGTAGTCCGGAACTATCACTTTCAAAAGTTTCTTACGATCTTCCGGGATTTGTTCATCGAATTTTCGAAGTAAGTTTTTGTAACCTTCTTCATCCAATTCAATGTTACGAATTTTGCGTTCATACAGACTGTTGTCTAAGATCACTTCGCGACCTTGTATAATTGAATCCAGGAAGAAATCAAAGACTTCCGGGTGATCGTCCCAGAAAATATCCAGGAAATATTCATAATCATTAAAAGATCGACTATAACCTAAAAGACTCTTTGGTGTTTCAAAACTAAATTTCATTTGATTGCTCCCCAAATCCTTTAACTTTCATAGAAATGAAAATGGCGCGATCTCCGCGATCTGATGGTTTAACCACTAACGGAGTAATATTCATTTTATGAAAGAATTCTTTAATATAACTATCAATCGTTTGTTGGAACTCTACGTTGGTAGATCGCAATTCCTTACCGGTAATCCCAAACGCAATCGGGAAATAGACAAACATCGTATCCCAGCGAAGAATTGCTTGTTTGGCGGCTTCTTCGATGATCGAAAGTTGCTCGAGATATTCCGGGAATCCATCTCTCAGATACTGGTATTTTGTGTATGCCCAAATATCCGCATATGAACGACTGGAGATTACTTTATCCCCCATCGTCTTACCCGCCCAAGTATCCAATTGATATTGCGTAAACGCAGATTGTTTTTCCTTCAGCACATCCGGATTTTTGAAATCTTCTTTGCTAAAGAATTTTTCACTTAAGCTATCCGCAATTTGAAAGCCTTCGAAAATATTTGGAAAATTTTCAACACAATCGTATAACGAGGTAGATTTGCCGGTGCCGTGAGCCCCGCTAAATAATACAAATTTTTGCATACTGGCTCCTTATTGGTATGGGATTGGATCTTGGATACCAGCTTCCTCGAACGCTTTTAAGCGATCTAAGCAGGTTGCGCATTTTCCACAAGCTTTACCCTCGTGAGGATTGTAACAACTTGAAGTATGGGAATACATTTCAGATGATAAACCTAATTTTTCTAACGCTTCTAAGCCAGCTTTCAATACTTGCGCTTTTGTTACGTCTACGAAAGGCGCTTTGTAATCGATTCGCTCACCGCCATAGTTTGAGATTCGGTAAAGTTCTTTCGCCATGTTAACGCTTTCCGGTCTGCAGTCCAAATATGTAGAATTATCGTTGTTGTGCACGCCCATCAAAATATCCACATCTGCGTTGAACTTCTTGCTTAAAGCCAAAGCTTTACCATAGATGATCGCAGAGAAGATCACATTGCGGTTTTCCACTACGGTAACTTTCAAGTTTTCTTGATTATACTCATTTTCCGGAACCTCTTCCGCTTTGTTAGCCCCGATAGCCGATTGGGAATCACTGAATACGTCGCGAACGTTGATAAGTTGATAATTCACATCGAAACCCGCACTATTAAGTGCTTGCACTAATTCTTGCGATTTTTCGATTTCGATTGAATGACGTTGACCGTAATCAAAGCTATAACAGAATACCTTGTCATAACCTTCGGTTAAGATTTGAAAGAGAAGAGAAGAAGAATCCATTCCACCTGAGAATGAAAGAACGGCAATCTTTTGCGGTTTCTGCATATTTTACTCCTAATAAAAATTGAATGAAATGTTGATGGTATCTATTATAATACAAACACTATAATATTCAACCTAAAAGTTATTTCAAAGGTCCAAACAAACCAGGAAAGTTAGCTTTACGCTTTAGCGTATCCGCTAGCTCGTAAACCATTGCGGCGACCGCAAGAGCTACCGGAGCCCAAACGGTGGCGTTTACGATACCGGTGAAGGTGTTAGTCTTTTCACCAATAAAATAACCGTGTAGTATCATCATAATAAAGATAAGAATGGCTAGAATCTCTAATAAAACCCCAGCCAATCCATATACCAATTTCATATTTGCTCCTTTTGCTTCTATATTTTTAAAACTAATCGTCTTCGGACATTACATCAATCAACCAAAGATAACCCGATATAATCAATAGCGCGATTACCGAAGTCGCTAAATGTCCAAACTTCTCCCACACTTTCGCTACCGCGACGGCTCCAAGAACTGGAAGAATTGCAAGTGCTATGATTAGCGTAATAGTATCTCTACAGTTTTTGCAAGCTTTGTTGCATTTATCGTGTTTATACATTTTTAACCTACCTGAATTTATTATAGTTGTTATACCATATCTATCGATAGGTCGCAAATTTTATGATTTAATGGGTGTATTATATCAAATTTGAACCAAGATGGCAACCCGTTAAAATTTTTTTTTCGCTTCTTATGAGTTTCGGTGACCGAAACTTTGAAGTTTTCAAAATAAAAAAATCTCCGGAGGTCCGGAGATTGTTTAAACTTTGATTATTTCTTGGATACTTTCATTACTATATAAACTTGAGATTGTGAAATTTGAATGTCATAACTATCAAGTTCAACACCTTTTGATTCCGCGTACTCTTCTACGCTTACAGATCCAAAGCCGTCACCGCATCTATTGATGTCTCGGGAATTTACATGTCCAGCGTTACACATAATTAGGAATTTGCTTCCGATCTCATCCCTTTGGATGCTCACCGCACTTGCGCTCATTGAAACTAACACGCCAACACCTAACATCAATGCTTTTACCTTGCAA